CAGGCGACTGCGTCGTGGAAGCGCATAGATGCTATCGGTGGTCAGTCTCGCCCCGCAGTTTAAACTGCGGAGTAATTCTCTCCACCCATCCTCTTCTCCTCTTACGAGGAAAGGAAGGATGAGCCACGTACGATACTTGAGGACGTGATGATCGCGACAGAATTTCTGTCGTACACCACGCTTCTTATTTCGTTTGTGATCTGATACATAAGGGCGCACGAAGGCTATAGAGACTTCTTCATTACGACGGAGCTTTGAGTTGCTCGGATCATAACTGAAGGAGCTATATGGGATCGGACCGTAACGGTCTTCAACCATATTCTCTATAAACCGCGATACGCTATCATAACCTCGTTCATTGAGTGAATTTGAAATACTCACCCAGCTTGCGAGTTCGGTAGCATCCTTTACACTGCGATGATTCCATCTATTCCGTAATCGGATAGGTGTGACATCGACACCCTTAAAGGCGTCGCACCCACAGGATTCTCTGAAGAACCCTGAAGAGCAGCATTTTGCATCGTTGAATTTTAATCCAACGGATGGAAAATACTGCAAACACAGCGCATAGTCTTCGCGCCGCATAATGATATCATCGCCATACACAAACACGGATGCACAAGCCTTTCGGCGAGTGTAACCCTTTTGTGTAACCAGGCATGAAACAGCAAGGCTGAAGAACACGAGAGCTTCTATGGGAAAACAGACAGCTGATCCCATCGGAGCAAACGTATTCAAGTAGACCTTCTTACCATCAGGTAACCGCGTAGCAGAACTGCGAGAGGCTTTTAAACCCTCAAGTAGTGCTGTCCCTCCAAACAGTCTTTCGACTAGTTGGAGAGAAACGCGATCAGATGCATCCTTCATATCAAGGGTCACCCACTTACCAGTGAGTGAAGCCGACAATGCTAACGCCCGATTAACCTTTTGATCTGTGAAATTCACATGACCACGGGTAATAGGGTGGGATTCGATGTGCTCATAAAGAGTAGATCGAATGCCTTGTTGAATCCATTGGTACTCCAATGGCTCGCATGATATGAGACGGGGGCCACGGCTATCCTTGGGAACGAGAACAACTTTCGCTGTTCCACTCTCAAGGACTGTGAGCCCCGCGATCCAATCCTGCATATCCGCACGCTGGTTCGCACCGAGGCAGAAATACTCGTTAAACGGGTAGACAGCTTCGATGTTACTATAGCGACGAGAGAAAATATGCTTACTAAGCACATCTTCTCCAGTTGATACGGCACCGGGACCATGACGTGGAATTATTTCCATAGGGTCATAACCTCGGAAGAGGAGGCTGATAAGTTTTTCAGCCTCGTCTAGGATGGGATCCGTTCGATCAGATAGCGCCAACAGGGCGAGTTCTGATTGAACAGAGATAAACGAATCAATCACTTGAGAATCAAGTGACTGAGCGCATGGTATGTTTAGCTTGTACAAAAAGTACAAGAACTGTCGTGCGTGCTTCAATGCGGTAATGTCGGCATCACTGCGGACATACCCATCGTTCGTGAATACACGTTGAAGTAGCCACCCGAGAAATCTCGGGAGTACTGTTCCAGGAATTTTCGAAAACCCGGAAATAGTCAACGGAGTATCACTGTGAAGAGCGTAATCAATCGCTTTTCCCAGCTTCGGGAGGGTCTTCGTCAAAAACGAAATACCCTCTTTATCAATGCGTGATTCGAGTTTCCTCAAATCGCGCAGAGACTCACGAACATTAGGATAACATTGAGCTATATCATGGTGTAGTAGTCTAGTCAGGGTGATGTATATCACTAAGCTATTATCTGTGACCATAAGGACACAATCTTAGCCAGGCTATGCAACCCTCACCATGCGCCTTCAACCCGACCGCGTATTTCCGAAGAACGAACCGTTAAGGTTCGCCATTAAGGATACGCGTAAGGATACCGTCGTTTGCAGTGTCCGTGGCAGTCGGATCTGGGTAGATCAGAGTGCCAAGGAGAGACTGAAACAAGGCAACCATTTCAGCTGTGGTGACATTCCCCCTCGCTTGCGCGAGGACGAAGTACACAGATGACACGGGCGTAAGCCCCTGAGCATCCGGAGTACCGGGAAGGTAGTCCAGACGCACGAGGGTTCGATCAGTTTGCACAGGTGCATTCTCTTTACTCACAGAGTGTGAGATGGAGAGAGTGAACTTGCCGGACAGTCCCATGACTGTACCGGATGCAGAACGTTTCGAAGTCTGGGGCCCAACGTCCTGAATCCACAGAGGCAGGTGAGAACCTGCCTCCATAGGAACAGTACCGTTGAGCACCGGAGCAGCAATCAAGATAGGATCAGGTATCATAGCCTGTGCCCTTTCTATTGTTGACGTGTGTAGATTTCTCTACAGTTGACCTGATCACTCAGGAGTAATTCCGAAGAACACAGCGCGGGGTTAATCCCCGTCAGCTGCGGAACCACGAGGGTTTGATCTTTGTTTAAGCAATGAAGCAATAATGCTCATACGCTTAACTTGAACAAACGATTTAGGGTCCCTCATCTTCGGACCGGATATCTTCAGTGACGGAGGTTTCGACTTCCGTCGCACGAAGATCTTGTATCGCGACAACGCAATAGTGCGTTCTTTCGGCTGTATGTCAAAAGTGCCATGATTAGTGGCAGAATAACAGAAACCGGACGCGATCCAACGAACATCAACAACATAATTAATGCTTTCGCAATAATCTTGTATGATGATGCTGGCTGGGAAGAATATAGGTCGATTACGATGAAGCCAATCGCCAACATTAAGGAACCAGTCGACAACGAAGCTGAAAGGGATAATATCCCAAACAGCCGCAGGGTCGGCGACTCCAAAATGGTCAACGAATTGCTTTATCCTCGACATCCATCCCATGAACTCAGGAACCGCGAAGCGATAAGTCGCACAGCGGTTGAACGTAGCCTTTCTGACGGTAACTTCGGCTCGAATTTCAAGGGAATTCGACGCAAAATGCGTGAAACCTGTGAGGATATTATTCCCCTCAGGCCGCACAAGATGCGTTATATCGAGCGGAGGCGCACGCCAAACGTGAAGTTCCTTCACGAGCTTCGCTGCTTGATCGTATTTCTCACGCCACTTATACAGTGTCTTGAGAAAATCTTTCATGTCCGCGATTGTGGGAAGAACTCCGAATTGAACGAGTAGATTATCGTTAGCGAGTTGATTCACAGTACGATTGGCATTACGCCGGTCGCTGG